GGGTACTTCCATTTGTAACCATACCCTCAATTCTTTCCCAGATATCTCCGTAATGGTTTTCAATGTGGAAGCACTTCATAGCAATATTGCCACTTGTTCCGTAGAACTGCCCTTTGTCGGACAATGTTCCGGTCTTAAGCAATGAGCTTGCTGCTGTACCGCCATTGTAATGACCATATCCAAATTTATTCTGGATGTTCGTGCTCTTACCCATCAAGATCAAGAGCATATTTATCAAGTTGTACTGGCTCCAACTTCTTGTGCTCCAAAGCGTTCCGTTGTTCTTCGCATAGGTCAACTCGTTTGCTCCAGTCTGGCTGTTCATCGGTGTCTGTCCTTTCAGAGAACGAACCTTGCTGCTGATAAGCGAGCCCTCAAACATGGACATATACACGAAATCCATGATCGTGCCGTCTGAACGCTGATGTGCATAAGCGTGGTAATCTTCTGTGAGCTGAATATCGCAGATGTTGCAATACTCATAATCGGAGTCTTCCCACATCTTTAACCATACGAGTGGTATCTTAGCCATTGCGTTCTTGCTCTGGGTTGTATCGGAAATCTCAGAAGCTGTGCCGTCTTTCTTTTTGGTATAGTCATCCGGATTAAGCTCATACGCTTCTGTGCCGTCCGGGTTAACCATGACGGGCTTATTATCCTTGACGAACCACATATCAGAGAAGCTGCCGTAACTGAACTGCCCTGTCGATAGATTAACTCCGGCAGGCGTAAATCCGACTGCTCCCTCCGTATAGGTCACTCTTGCGGCAGGGTCGCTCTCGTTCTTTGCTATCTTGAAGCCGAGCAAGGTGTACTCTTTCGGGATAGCGCTTGCGATATTCGCCGCATTCAGATTCCAGACATCATGGTCTGACATCGTGAAGAACCGATAGAAGTACTCCTGTCCGTTCGTCAGCCCCGTATCCTCGTAGGGTGTGCTTTCATAATTATGCATAGCATCGCCTTCTAAGAGCAGGAGCTGCGTTCCATCCTCCATACTTGCAGGAGCAAATCCTCTTTTCTTGCGTACCATGAGCTTCTTTGGTGTGCATATAAGCTGTCCGTCTATTACTGTTTCTGCAGGCGGTCTGAACTTTAATGACACTTTTCCATCCCTGCCGACTGCGGTTATCATCGCCATGTTTGCCGGTGGAACTCCGGATCCGTTCGATTCAGCTATCTTTCCTTCGATTTCATCAATCGCATACTGCGCTGCTACAAAATCTGCCATGTTTCAATATCCTCCTTACTCTTTCGGTGACTGTGCGTAGCTCTCTGTTATCCGTTTGCCGCCCTCAATGGTTTCAATAACAACAGTTTCTGTATACTGATAAACTCCTTCATCCGGGACAACAACGGTCGTGATAACTTTGGCTCCGAGTGCATTCGTGCTAAATGTCGTAGTGGCAACAATCCCCTCTCCTGTGGCTGCAATAGTCTTTCCTGCTCCATCTCCTGTGATTTCTGTAACCTTGTTGACAAGTCCGTTGTAATGCTTGAACTCCTTTTCAACGATTGCATCAATTTCGTTCTGCAATCTGCCGGCTACATCATCTGACAGCTGACCTCTGATGTACTCAAACCAGATATTGAATTCTGTCTCTGAGGTCTGTTCAAAGGTTGTCATTGCATCTACCACTTCCTGTAGCTGAGTCAGCCCGCTATTACGGAGTGTTGACAGGAACGTATCCATCTGGTTCGTGTAATCTGTGTAATCTTCGCTACATGTGGCGACAAACTCTTGATAGAATGCAGCGAGCTGCGCCATGAATACCGAAGTATCGAGATGGTCTATCAGCTGCGTTACATATCCGCACACGGAATCATCCGGGCGTGTATCTGTGATGCTGGACTGCGTGATAACAGTCTGGTTCGACGAAATGTAGATTGTCGCCAGCCCAAGCTCGTAGTAGTCACCGCTTGTCGGCTGCAATACTTCGGGCGGTTCGGGTGTCGGTGCAGGCGTTCCCTGCTTTACGATCAGCTCCATAAGCCTGTTCAGATAGTTACAGCGAAGCACCACCCTGTCGATACGTGGATACTGATTGTTCGCCGGATTCAAGGTCAGATCAGTCGTCTCTCTGTTGTATGCAAAACGTCCGTTTATCATTCCGAATCCGGGCTTTACTGTGACAACCATGCCCTCTTTCGCTACTACTTGGAAGCAATCGGCTGGCCTCGCCAAAACACCATTGCTTATCAGCTTGCCATAAAAAATCGACAGCAGCTCTGAACCCATCGCTCTGTCGAATATCGGCATACCTTCTGAATCAGTTCCTGTGATTTCAGAATCAAAATAACCATATTCCATTGCCATATCAGCTTATCTCCTTTTTGATAATCTTATGAATGCTCGTCGCATTATCCGTTCCGAACGTGATGTTCAAGGTCACTTTCGCTCCCTCGTATACTTCCTCGATCTCCGTGATACGCTTCGTGCATTCAATGCCTACATCCAAGTTCTGATAGGTGCATCGGTCTCCTAGGTCGTAATCGACTCCATAGACCAGATTTGCCAGTGTCTCGATGTTGCTGGAGACTGTTTCGATCAAGTCATATTCAGCCAGTTTCTCTTTGCCTCTCTGCCTTAACAGGTCGAGATATTGAGCGTCTGTATATGAATGCTCGTCTGTGGTCTGCTGCAAGTCTCTGGCATCGACGTATATCTCCCTGCGCTCCTCGTTCGGGTCGGTTCGGATATCTACCTCTACCTTTTTCCTTGCTGCTCCCTCGCCCTCTCCGGCTACATAGGCATAGTTCTTATACTCGCTTTCATCCCTGTCATACACGACATCCTTGACATTCTTGAATGCATCAGAAAAGACCGCCCACGAGTTTTCTGTCTGCTCGTCTGTGCGATCCAAACCTTTCCATACTTCCAACCGGAGCAAGTTGTCCTCATAATCGAATACGAGGCGATGGCTTAACTCCTGCGTCTGTTCGATGTCAAACATCAGCTCGCCTATCGGGTCTCCCGTGTTCTGCTTCTTGATGCTGGTGCCGACATTGTTCAGTTCTCCGAGAACGATATGACTCATTGCCCTGTCGGGTTCAGCTGGGCTTATGAAATACTGCGTCACAAGCGCCCTGCTTATTTCCTCCGGCGTTCCCGTCATATTGAATGTCGTATCGGTCACTCTTTCATCCAGCAGTTTCTCTGCGAAGTATCCTTTGCAGTATGCTGTACGCTCGCCTTTATCGGTCTGCGTGTATTCAACCTCACGGATGACTCCAAGCTCATGCCTGTCGTTTCTGAAGAGGTATCTTGCATTGTTCATCAAACTGAAATACTCGACTGATGCGTGCAATTCAAAGACTCCCGGTTCGTAGTACCGCCTGTCCCATATCAAGGACGAATAGACGGACATAGAGCCGATCGTCTCGAAATCCTTGTCTAAAAATATCAATCTCATAGGCTACACCCCCAGATACTTCGGCGTGTAGAACACATTAACATCAAGGTTGACATAGTTCTCGTCTGCCGAATATTCAAGGACGTTATCGCCAACCGCAAGCTGGAACGGATCTGATTTACGATCTATCTTCTGATAGACATTGACTCCATTAAGCTCGATGACTTGATGTCTGTCGTTGGTATCTATCAGCAGGATGTCTCCTTCCTCCATATCAAGAACTACACGGACATACTGCCCTGTGCTTATCAGCTTGATGCACGGATTGCTTGCTGGTCCTCTGCTTGCTACGAACTGAATCTGCACTCCTGTCGGTACATCGCCGTCATTCGCAAGCACAACCTCCTGTCGGAGCGTTCTGTAACCTGTTATCACACCGCCAAGCCCCAGTCCTCTGTACTGAATAGGCAGGTCAAAGACCTTCTGCTTCGCACAGTAGAATGGATATGCCCACATCGGCGTGATATTCGCCAAGTTCTTACCGAAGTTATCCACATTCTGCATATAGGGGTCTGGACACATCAGATCAACGACGAATTTCAGTCTTGCATCAAGATTTCTGTCGCCGTCATTGAAGTTCCAACCCTCCAGTTCGTACTCGATATTCCTTGGCGTTCCCATATTTTCAATCCTGGCTTTTCCTGTGTACTTCGGATTGAAGAACTTGACGAGCTTCTCCCTGTTCTGCGGATTGCTCGCCAAGCTGCGAAAGGCAGCCTCAATATGGATAGGTCTGCCTTTTATCTTCTTGCCGTCCACCGATACTCCGTCTACCAAAGCGTTGTCGGAAGTGCTGATCTCGAACTCCGATGCTTCAAGCCCTGTGACTTTCGTAATATCAATGTCTTCATTCGGACCCATCGCAAGGGTCCTTCCATTGCATTCGAGGACTATCTTCAAAGTATTCTTTGTCATTTCACACCTCCAAACATATCTCTGAATGCCTGCCTCTGCGCTCTCGCAATGTCGGAAGGATTCTTGATTTCTTCATGGTATTCGTTCGACTGATGGAAGCTGTTGTCATAATATACATTGCCGCCTGTTGCTCCGGCTGCCGCTAATGCTCCGGCTGTTCTTCCGAAGTTGTACTGCGATGTCATTACTGCGGATGTCATACTGCCAACAAGGTCATGCATCTGTGCCTGTACGGACTGAACCGCATCGGGCATTGCATCCGAAAAGCCCTTGACGATACCAGGAGGGAGCCAACGACCGACTTCCTTTGCCGCCAACTTGGACGGCGAGCCGACCTGTAACTCCGATTTCATGGAATCTACAAGGCTCTTTGCTTTCTTTCGAGCTTGTTCTTCGAGCCATCCCCAGCGGCTATCCATGCCTCTCCAAAGACCGTTGACAACCTCGACACCGATTGACTGCATCTGCGATGACAGGCTCTGCAAACCACTAATGACTGCATTGGTCAGCGCCTGTGCTGCCGCAGTGCCTTTCTGAACGAGTAATACTCGCCATGTATCAACCTTGTTTGCTGCTGCTGTAAGCTGTACATACATCAGTCCGGGCAGTCTCGATAACTGGCTGTTTATCTGGTTAATCATCGTGATAATCGCATTCACCGCCGATGTCCTAATCTGGAGCATCTTTGCCTGTACCTGCGTTGCTATCGTGGACAGAATAACCATAATCTGGCTTCTCAATGTATTCAGACGGGCCTGCGTCGTGGTCGTTATCTGATTTAGCGTGGTCGTCACATTGTTTCTGATCGTGTTCATTGTTATTGTCAAAGTCGCATTGAACACCAGAAGCTGTGCATTCGCCATTGTCAACAGACCATTCAGCATAGTGAACGATGCCTGTGTCGATACGAGAGCCGCCGCCATTGCTACCGCCGCTGCACTAACCATAGTGAACGGAGCGACGAGCGCTGTGATTACTGCTGCAAATGCGGGAGCTGAGCCAGCCAAGAGCTGGAATGCTTCTGCTATCCTGTTTGCTGCGAGATCCATGCCCATAGAGGCTACCTTGAACCCTGTCAGTCCAAGTGCTGCCGCCGCCATAGCCGCTCCAAGAGCGATTGCTGCTGCGGATTCTGCTGCTATTGCTACGGCTGTCGCTGTGCAGCTTAAAGCAAGGGCAGTGTTCGATGCTGCCGCCGCTGTTGCTGCTACCGCATACGGTGCAAGAACTGCCGCTACAGGTGGAAATGCCAGAGCCAGCTTACCCATATCAAGGATGATTCCTGCGGATGTTGCTGCGAGACTTGAGATACCTGTTGCTGCTGTCTGAGCTGATGCGGCTATTACTGCGACTGATGCCGAGCAAGCGGTCATTTCAACCGCAAGCGGAGCAAATGCCAAGTCTGCCGCTGCCGCTGCTAAAGCCAAAGCTCCAAATGCTACGGCTGCCACTCCTGCTCCTGCCCCGGCTGTTGCCGCCCCTGCTGCGAATACAACCAGCGCTGCTCCGAGAGCAGTGATTGCTGTGGCTGATGACAGACCATACTGCGAAATCTGTGGCAGGCAGGCTGATATAAGCCTTAACGCTGCCGCTCCGAGAGTCGCTGCCGCCGATACAGTAGTAAAGCCTACTCCAAGCGTTACTGCCGCTACTCCGAGTGCAAGCATCGGTGCTGCCGCCAATAAAGCCGCCGCTCCTGCCGCCGCACATCCGACTGCAAATGCTGCCATTGATGCTCCGAGCAAAGCGATCTGCGTTGCTCCATCTGTGCCATACTGAACTATTGTCGGGAGAACCGTTGACACCATCATCAAAGCTGTTGCGCCGAGCATTGCTGCTACGGATACTGCCATGAATCCGGCACCGAGAGTTACCATTCCAACCGCCAGCAGACCAATCGGGATTGCTGCCGCCGCTGCTGCGAGACCTGCCGCCGCTGCGCCTGCCGAGAATACGAGCATACCTGCTCCCAGTTCTGCGATTGCTATCGCTCCCTGCGCTCCGTATGCACTTATCTGTGGCAGACAAGCCGTGATAATTGCTAAAGCGGCTGCTCCCAATGCAACTGCCGCCGATACTACTAAAAATGCTGCTCCAAGTGCTGCGATTGCCGCCGCTCCGGGAAGCAGTATCGGAGCAAGTAGACCTGCTACTGCTCCAAAAGCGATGATGCCAACTGTCAGAGCCGCAAGTGCTATTCCTGCCGGAGCACCTGCGGATGACAATTGAATCGCCGCCTGTACTAATATATAAACTCCTGCCGCTGCAATAGCTATCGCTGCTCCGAATGCTATCAAGCCGACTGATGCCGCCGTGAGCATCGGACCGAGCAATGCGGCTGCCGCCATGAGTGCGATCAGACCGACTTCCATTGCTATCAATGCTGCCAGAGCAAGTGGTCCGGCTGCGGCTACCTGTGTGGCTGCCATTGCCATTAGAGACATACCAGCCGCCGCTATCAGAATTGCTGCGCCGAATGCTATAAGTCCTGCCGCTCCTGCTGTGAGCTGTGGTCCTAATGCTGCTGCTATTGCAAGCAGAGCGATCAGCCCTGCGGTCATTACAGCCAGCCCTGCCATTGCAAGGGGTCCTGCCGCTGCGAGCTGGGTTGCTGCCATGCACATCAATGACATTCCGGCTGCTGCAAGAAGAATGCTTGCTCCGAATGCTACAAGCCCCGTAGAGGCGTTTTGCAACTGAGGTCCTAACAGTGCTGCCAATGCCATCAAAGCGCCGATGCCTGCGACCATAAGCGTCATAGCAACGGCTGCTCCGGGCCCTGCAGCAGACAGCTGTGTAGCTGCCATCGAGAGCATAAGCATGCCACTTGCTGCAAGGGCAAACCCTGCGCCTGCTGACAATAGTGCTGTACCAACTTTCTGGATCGTACCACCAAAAGCTGATACTCCGGATGTCATTCCGGTAAGCCCTCCGAGGCCACCCTTTAATTTGCCTATTAAGCCCATTAAAGAGGCTATCCCTCCTCCAATAGAGATAAGTGCCTTACCTCCGAAAAGGGCAGCCAAGACTGCGAAAAGCTTTGGATTGGACTTCTGGATGCCAGTTATAATGCCTTTGATTATCTTGGCTCCGGCCTCGATAATTGCAGGTCCATTCTGGGCTATTGCATCTCCAATCTGACCTATAGCTTCTCCGATGCTTGTTCCAATTTCGTCTGCATTATTGGCAATACCCTCTAAAAGCATGCGAAGCAGTACGATCCCAGCCGAAATCATATCTCCTGAACATGATGCTATGCCCTCAACAAGGGCTTGCACCAGTTCTCCTGCTGCACCTTTGAGTTCTGGCGGGGGATTTTTTATCGTTTCGCAAAACGAATGAATCATGCTTGTGGCTCCACGTATGATTGCTGGAGCCTGCTGTGCTATATATAAAGCCAGCTGACCGAGTGCTTTTCCTGCGGCTTCAGCAAGGCCGGAGAGACCACCCTCCTGCATTGCTTTGTCCATATCCTGGACCATGCCCTGTAATGCTACAACCGCATCCTTTGCAGGAGCATCTATGTTCTCATAGAACGTGATAGCAAGCCCTTCAAGGTTCGATTTCAAAATCGTAATCGCTCCCTGCAGGTTATCAATCATGGTGTCTGCCATGTCAGATGCGGCACCTGTGCTGTGATTGATAGAGTCTGCCAGCTTGTCAAAATCTTCATTTGATGCATTTACAATGGCGAGCAATCCAGACATACCTTGCTGTCCTGCAAGTTGTGCTGCGACCTGGGCTTTTTCTGCTTCCGTCAGATCGGCAAATCCATCTCTCATTTCCAGCATGATCTGGTTCAGAGACTTCATGTTACCGGCTTCGTCTGTAAGAGAAATGCCGAGTCGGTCCATAGCTGCTGCGCTGTCTTTCGTAGGCTTTGCCATACGTGTCATAACATTACGCAGAGCAGTACCTGCCATGCTTCCTTTGATACCGGAGTTCGCCATCAATCCGATTGCAAGAGCTGTATCTTCGCAGCTGAACTTTAATGCTCCAGCTACAGGCGCTACATACTTGAATGTCTCACCCATAAGGGCTACATTCGTGTTTGAGTTCGATGATGCTGCAGCGAGAACATCAACAAACCTTGTACAGTTGCTGACCTCTGTCTCATACTCCTGCATGGTATCCTTGTCATATCCAAGAACTTTGCTGTTTTCATCAGCTGCCATGCCAAATGCGGTCATAGCGTCTGTGACAATATCTGAGACGGTTCCAAGTTCTTCTCCGGATGCGGCTGCAAGATCCATAACACCAGAAATAGAATTGAGCATATCAGCAGTATCCCATCCTGCCATAGCCATATACTTAAATGCTTCTGCTGACTGCGATGCTGAGAACACCGTTGTTGCTCCCATTTCTTTTGCTTTTGCAGTCAAATCAACCATATCATCGGCGCTTGCGCCGGAAATGGCTTCTACTTGTGACATTGCCGCTTCAAATTCGGCTCCTGTCTTAATGGCTGCACCTCCAAGTGCTGTTGCAGCACCTACAGCAGCCGTCATGGTCTTCGTGACGAGACCTAATGACTTCCCGGCTAGACCGCCGAGTTTTGACAATCCGCTCTCGAACCCAGACGAGTCGAGCTTGGTGTCAAACTTTAATGTTCCATCAAATCCTGCCATACCTTACCTCACTGGTTTCCTGCGTCTTCGATTCCAAGCACTTCTTGCAGACCGTTTCCGGTCATGAGTGCTGCAATCAAGTCGTTGTTGAAATCCTGTTCTTCTTTTGGCAGAGGAAGTTCATGGATCCTCTTCATCTTCTGATAGAACTCCTTTTGCTCCTTCGGGAGCTTATTCGGAATCTTCATCGCCCGATATCCGACGATCTTCATAAACATCACATCCTCCGGCAAAGCGCCGAACAGTGCTCTGAATTGCCACCAGTGGAGTTTTTCTGTCGTGAGGTCAATCTTATATGCAGATAGGAATGCTTCGTAGATGTAAGCAGCATCGTGCTCATACGAAAAGATAGGCTTCCCATTCTTGTCCTTTTCGTCTTTATTTTCATCTTCTCCGCATTTGTAAAACCACAATATCTTGTTCATGGCTTCCCGAATTGCGTCAGCGCCAACGAATTGGACTTCATCTCCGAAATACAAACGGAGAGCGGTTTCAATCTTCTCGTCATCATCAAGTGTTCTGTCCAAGACCATGTCTTCGAACAGAATACCGATACGAAAATCAGAGTTAATCGGAACCATCTCTCCGCAGATTTCTACTTCTTCGGGCAAGCCTCCAAAGAGAATATTCATAGATTACTTGATCTGCTTAGGCAGATGACCCTGCATGCTCTTGATCTGACCAGACTGCTGCTGGTTGCGGGCCTGCTCTGCCTTTGCTTTCTGAATGTACTTGTTCGTGAAGTCAGCAAACTCCTTATGAGACTGCTTCTGTGCTTCCGTAATGACTTCGACTGCCTTAAGGTGGTCGAACATATCATTTCTGCCGCCAAACAGCTGCTCCGATGTATCCTCTCCGAATATTCCGTCGAAGTAATCATTAACGACCGAGCAGACTTTTCTCATCTGGTCTGCTGTGGAAAGCCCTTCAACTGCCTTTTTGTCTGTCTGGAGTTTTACGACCTCTTCCTGCATGGCTTTGGTCGCATTCTCGAACTGCTCCGTGAAATCTGCATCTGTAAAATTGCACTCTAACGATACTCCGTTGATTTGTACTGTCATTTCTTTAATCCTCCTGGTCTGTCACATCAAGGTAAAGACTGGGCCAGCCGTGACTACTCTGACCCAGTCTCCTGTTCTTTACAGCTGTGTTCTGTGTGCTTCTATCAAGCGGTGACAGTTACATCACAGAATGCAGTCTTGGTTACGCCATCGACAGTAATCGAAGCGGTGATCCTTGCAGTACCTGCTGCAACACCGGAAACTGTGCCGGCTGCTACAGTAGCTACATCTGTATCAGATGAAGTCCATGTAACCTCAGCGTCTACAGGAACTGTTGTTGCTGCGATCTGCTCATCAGCACCTTCTGCTACGGTAAGAGTGAGCTTATCGAGCGTGATTGAAGGTGTTACAGGCTGCTCACCATCATCGTACTTTCCTACGAAGTCACCTGCTGTGAACGTCTTGCTGATGACATCGAACTTACCCTGTACAGGGTCGCCGATTGCATGAAGAGTACCGGATACGGAAATCTTCTCACCGCCATCGCCCTCGATATCAGAGGTCTCATTGGCTACCTTGAAGAGACGGGCCTTGTACTCTGCAAGTTCTGTAGTAGGCGTTCCAACCGGGTTCCAAACATCCACACGAATGTAATCGAACTCAGCGCCCTCTCCTGTGATGTGGTTTCTGCCGACATTGTAGAGCGCAAGCACTGCCTTCTGGCTGGGAATCAGATCAGACTCATAGCTGAACTCTGTCTCGTAGCCAGTGATGCTGGTGCTGGTCGTAACCTCATTGATATAGGTTGTGCTGTCGGTCTGTGCTCCGGGAGATTCGTTCAACTGAGTGAAGCCTACTCCGCAAAGCTCGTAGTCGTTACCGATCTTGATGTAATCGGCAATCTTGTTCCTTAACATTGCTGTTCTTGAACCCATTACTTTGTTACCTCCTTAAAATAAACTAACCGGAACTGCATCTGATACCGGGCCGTCTTGCGGTCGGTAGCGAACAGATAACCGGATGTTACTAACTGAATTTCTTGCATTTCTTTGTCGTCGCCTATGTCTGGAAAATTCTCCCTGGCATTCTGCTCTTCGAACCATTGCTGCAGCTGTTCATAGAACTTCGAATTGCTGATGTTCTGAACCATATCGAGAGCGTAATACTCCCTGCTGCCTATGGCGAACAGATACTGCCGAATAGAGCTACCATCGACATACTGCTTGACTATCGGGTCACATGGCAGAACCTCCACCACATACTCGACTGGCTTGGAGCCGAGGCTGTCAACTCTTAACAAGCCGTTCTTAAGCAGAGGACACGCTGTTACGTAATCCACTACTCCTTGAATGATGGAATCCATACTTGCTACCTCCGTTATATCTTTTGCAGTCCGGCTTCTATGTCTTTCTTATGGGCGGCTTTCATTCGCTCAAACCAGTGTGCTCCCCTGTTCGGGTCATATGCCCTACTATCAGCGGTCTCATAGTACTGATGATGCGAATATGGTGCTATGTACTCGACAACACCACTACCGACATCCGTACCCAGCGTGCCGGAGTGCTCCAGCGTACCAGTCTGAAAAGGCACCATCGGAGAACAATATCTCAAAACTTCACTGTCTACAAACGCCTGCTTTCGGTTGAAGATGCCAGTGTACTGGGATCCAAAGCCGGGGTTCCAGGTCAGTTCTGCCATGCCTCCTGCGCCTACGCTGATCGTTCCTCTGGGTGTCTTGATCGTGTGTGCTCCTGCCATTAGCTACCACCTACCCTCCAATGCTTGACAGCCTTACTGCCTCGCCAAGTGTTATCTCCGAATGTGCTCACGATGAAACAATCATCCGTCTGCTGTGTGATAATCGACTGCTGTTGCACTGTGTCAGTGAACTCGCCTCTCGCCACCATGTCATTCTTCATGATCGTCCAATGCTTTGCAGCTTCTTCGTCAGACAGTTCCAGATAGTCATGTCCGTTAATGTACTTTCTTCCATCCTTTACGGATGCGTCAATCGGAATCCGCACACTGTACTCGTCAGCGTTGTCCATCATCTCTGAACCGGATACGATGTGCTTGTAGTACCATGTGCAATTCCTTATGACTGTGGGAACCAGTACTTCCGTACCGCCATCACTGCGCCGTCTATTGAAAATCGTGATATTGCTGTCAGTTATCATGCCAATCGCCTCCTCCCCGATAGAGGAGTCCGCTGTCTGCAAGGTACTTTCCAGCCGCATTGCTCATTCGCTTTGAGATTTCCTGTTGAACATTCTGCGAGTAGCTTATAGAATATCCATCATTGCTTTCAGAGCTGATTCCGATTCCGGCTCCAGCAGTTTCTCCGGTTGACTGAACTTCTGCCAGAGCGCATACAGCCTTGCGAATGTTCATCGCCAGCTCGTTCGTCATGAACTTACTGTCGATATTCGGGATTCTGTGGAATGTCATTGCATCCAATTCATCCTCCGCACGGGCTTCGAGCCTTATGAAGTCGTCTTCCGGTATCCCTGTGCCATGATAGACATTCTTGTAGAAGTCATAGTCGGCATAAGGGCTTACTACTGTAGTCTGAACCATACGCCCCTCCTTACTTCTTCGCTGCTGCTTTCTTAGCAGACTTCTCGATCTCAGCGTCTTTATCAGCTTCGCCGTCTGCATTTGCATCGTCAGCATCATCCTTTTCTGCAAGCTGTGCCTGTAAGTCAAGGATCTTCGCATTGAGCTTCTCGATCTCAGCGTCTTTCTTTTCGATGATTGCCTTAAGCTCCTTTGCATTGTCCGAATTTTCAGCAGGGTCATATACAACCTTGCCTTCCATATCGGTAATCTTGAAGCCGAGGGCTTTGTAGTTCTTGATCTGTTCGTCTGCGATACGAACAACCTTATTGGCCTTGATTGCCTTTAACATCGGTTTTTACCTCCTACTTAATATTTTTATAGGGCGACCCGAAAAGAGCCGCCCCTGTGCCTGTAGTCGCTTTTATCAAGCCTCTACGTTGAACTTGATAGCCTTCTGTCTCTTAGGAAGAAGGAATACATCCTCGAAGGACTCCTCGAAGTATACGTACTTGCCGTCAGAGCCAGCGCTAGGAGCGTCGAGCTGTGCGAACTCGTAGTTGATAGGAGTGATAACTGCTTCGGGGTCAACAAGAACCATGTTGATCTGCTTAGCAGAGTTATCTACTGCCCAGCCCTGTGTGAAGTCGTATACTGTCTTCATCATATCCTTGGGAACGGAAGGCTCGATACGAACATCGTCGAGGCTGTTGATGATACGTCTTACGTTACCGCTTGCAGGATCAGCCTTGATCTGTCTCTGGAATGCGTCAGCATTGTCGAGAAGAGTCTTAACTGCAGGGGTAACATAGAGGATGCGTCCCTGGCGAGGTACTCTGTCATCATCCATCTCCTGCATCCACTGATCGAATACAGAGAGGATATTGCTAACAGTGAGAACCGTTGTGTCGGGAGTCTCGCCTGCTGCAACATAGTCTGCGTAGAGCTTGCTGATGCAGTATGCGTTCATCTCCGGGATCTTCTCCTGCTCGTTGTAAACACGAGTGATGTTTGCGATAGTTGCTACCTGGTTGGTCATGTCAACCTGGCGAGGATGAAGCAGGGTGCTCCATGTTCTGTGGTTCTGCACCTTAAGAGGGGTCCAGCTGTTCTGGAAGTTTCTTGTCTTGGTGCCGATGGTATCCATATCTCCATCTACACGACCTGTGGTCTGAATGCTGGGAATCTGGATTGTGTCTTCGTTGAGCCACTGGTATCTACCGTTGTTGGGCGTTGCGAAGAGTGCTCCGAAATACAGAGCGTAAGGGAACTCCTGTAAGAGTGCCTGCTGGTACTGCTGTGCATAGTTAAGATTAGGCATTTCGTTATCCTCCTTATACCTTTGTTATTTCTGTTCGGGTTGCTTTACATGTCTGAACCCAAGGTTGCCAAACGGATTCATCTGTCCCTGGTCAACTCCGGATCCTTTGCTTGTCGCCGTAGCGAACGTCGGAAGAACTACTCCCTGTGGCTGCATGGGATTCGTGGCTCCTGCGGCAGCGGATGCTCCGCTTCCGGATGTACCTCCATTGTTGCCGTCTGCGCCATCACCATTTCCATCGCCAGCGGGCTTATCTTCCAGTACGAATGATGCCGGATCCTCCTTCTTCTGCTGAGCGAGCCAGTCATCTGCTCCCTGGAACTTGCCATCCTTAAGCTGGAAGCCCTGTTTGTCAAACTCCATCAAAATTCCGTTCTTTGCAGCATTTGAAGCGAACTTCACGTTGCTGAAATACAGATCACGCTGATGTCTGACTTCCTGTTCTTCCATCTGCTTCTTAAGAGCTTCGGTGTCTTCGGCATACTTCTTCTCCCATTCGGATACCTTGCCCTTGATGCCGTCAACATCAACATCCTTGAAGGACTGAATCTGTGCATTGGCGTCTTCGAGCTGTTTCTGTACAGCCTTAAGCTCAGTATCCTTGGCTTCGAACTTCTCCTTTGAGACATATCCGTCATCTTTCAGATTGACGATCTTCAAATCTTTCGATTCGTTAATCTTTGCCTCCAGCTGCTCGTAAGTCATGGCCTCGGGTTCGCCGTTTTCACCTGTTCCAAAAAGCTTCTTTAAAAATTCGTACATGTTTATTACCTTCCTTTCGCTGATTTCGTTTAAGCGTCAGTTCACTCTGACAGTTGCTATCCGTGTTTATGTCTCTCACGGCAAGAGAATGGAGCTGTTTAAGTGCCAGTCTCCAATGGCAAGTAGGCAGTTTAAGCGACATGCCTGGGTCGATATAAAAAACCGACTGTATCAAGTACAGCCGGTCCTCCATATCAATATTCAATTTAAGGGTCTCCGCCAGGATCTGACGGGTCTGTGCCAGGATCGTTCGTGCTGTTCTCTGCAGCTTTAATCGAGATCGTTACTGCCGTTGCAGTGTTAATCTTGATTATTCCGACTTTCCTGTCGCCAAGATCAGACTCTACAGCTCCATAGCCGGCAGCATCAAAAGTAATCAAGGCATTGTCGTTTTCGTCCATGATTGTGATGCTTATCTTATTGCTGCTTAGAGCTGCAAGCACTTCTGATAGCTTCATCTTCAACTCCTCCTTTGTAGTTTTGCTATTGCTTTACGCATATCATCCATTTCGGATTCTATGTCTGCAAAGTATTCATCTTCCGATACAACAGCCTGCTCATAACAGTACATATCCGGGTTGCCATCTTCTCCTTTTCGGAGCGTGATGTTTTTCCTTAAATAGTAATCTCCATTATTCACTTCACGTCTTGCAGGCTTGTTCGTGCTTTCTACTTTCTTGTACATATCGCCTCCGATTTACGCATTGGCTTAATCTGCTTCCGGGGTTCGTTCCTACCCCGGTCCCCTCCCTGCTGCTTACGCAGCGTTAGGTGGTTTACAAGAAAGCGCAGCGCCGACGTTCCAGCCCGAATGCGAGACAGCGGCGGACACATTGAGGGCAAACGCCCCGACATGGAGACCACCGTTGCAGCCGCCGCCGACAAACGCATATAATACTCCGCTTGATGTGAACCACAAGCCGTCACACTCATAGGTGTCTGACGATCCGGATGCTGTAATCGGTACGTCTCCAAATTCGCTATTGTACGTGTTCGAGATGTAACCTCCAGATGTACCGGATGCTGCTTTTCCAAGGTTCTTGCTGGTCGATACAGCTGTTGTTCCGTACCCAACACCAGCACTTCCGTCTTGAGTTCCCCAAGTCATCTTTGCATACAGGTTCGCTCCAGTCGCCATAAGACCGGCACACCACTTCCATAGATTTCCAAAGTAGTTCTCGATACCGAACACCTTGACTGCGTAGCCATCTACGTTCTTGCCGTAGAACATACCCTTTGCATTGAGTGTTCCGCTTGCTATGAGTGAAGCAGCTGAAGAACCGCCGGAATTATGTCCTTTTCCGAATACTGTCTGTGTATCGGTGGACTTTCCGATCAAAACAAGCAGATCGTTTATCAACGCTCTATCGCACCACTGGGAAATGTACCAGCCGTTCTTCGTGTAGTCGCTTCCGGTGTTCTTTGCAAGAGCGTCCGCTATGAACGTTGTTCCGGCAATGGTATTTGCAGGTGCAACTCCAGACAGAGAGCGCAGCTTGTTGCTTACAATGCTTCCATCATAGGCTGCAACATAGAAACGATCTATTTCATTTCCTTCTGCATCCATATTCGCATAGCACTTGTAGTTATTATCTACCTTGTGGTCTGCAATATAGCAGTAGGTGTAATTCTGATCTTCATATCTGTACACCCATATCTTCGGAAATTCGATCATTACATCTCCATCGAAAGAACTATCAGCGATGTCTGATGCAGTACCATCCTCTTTCTTTGTGTAATCATCCGGATCAAGGTAGTATGCTACTTCTCCGTTGGTTCTCAGCATACATGGCCTTGGCATAAAGAAGGCATTCTCCCAATCTCCGTAATCAAATACGTCATTGGAATAATCCATTCCTGCCGGAGTGTAGCCTACTGCATCATTCAGATATTCAACTCTTTTTGCCGGGTTGCTTACAGCTTTGGCTTTTCTAAAGCCATATACAGTCCTTGTCGAGATGTTTACATCCTTGAAATACGGAATCGTGACATATCTCACAATATCGGAACCTATCTCAACTTTGATCGCTCCGACCTCAGTGATGCTGATTATGCAGCTTCCGCTACTGATGGTTCCTGTGACAATCGTGGAGCCGTGGGTGAGTTTCACTGTGGCGCCTTCACAGTCTCCACTTGGGTCTGTGATTCGGAATATTGCACCACCACCGGACGCTGATACCGCCTCACTGATCTTTCTTCCTACTTCCGTGAACAAGGTTTCTGCATCTCCGTAGGACATGAAATTCTTATTGCTCATGTACTACCTCCTTACAGAAGTGCTAACAATGCGTTTACCTGTGCCGTTGTAAGGCTATCGGGTTCTGCCGCAGTAACAAGTTCTGCGACTGTGGTCTGATCTACTTCTGTTGCATCCCAGTCTCCTGCTGCGTGATCTGCTTTGAACTTATACAGAGCGCCATTGTAGATGACAACATCGCCGGTGCTGTATGCTGTGGCTGTATTGAACGTGCCGCTTATCATCGCATAGATGCTGGAGAAGTCTTCAAATGATCCAGTAACGTCAAACTTCATGTTTACATTCAGTTCGTAATATGTCTTACCAGATACAACTTCCGTATCTTCCGAAAGAACATACTTGCCGCTTACTTCCTCATACCAGCCCTCTGTGCTGGGGTTATCTCCTGCTTCGGGAGTTACCGTATCATATGTGCTCAGATCTGCAACAGATACGTTAGTTCCTGCCTTGTACTTCTTACCGGCTCCCTCGATGAAACGAGCGTCTGTAGTGAAATCATCGGTCAAGTTATATACATAACCAGCCATTGCCTGTGTCAATGTTCCGGGGAGATTTGCAAATGCAATGCTTCCTCTGAACTTGTAAGCTCCTCCAAGACTTGCGAACTTGTCAGCGATTCCTCCCATGAGGACTATCATATTGTCGTTTGATACAAAATTTGCCATTTCTTATCCACCTTTCTTATAAGAGTGCGAGCAAGGCATCTACCTGCTCATTTGTCAGTTCATCGACACTTCCGCTGCTTCCTCCCTTGAGGTTGGGCGTGTCAAATTCATCATCTGCTGTTACTATATGCAGTATGTATGTACTTTCTGTCGAGGTCTTGACTGTGATTGCGGGCGATACTCCGTCTTCTCCTGCATCTCCAGTGTCTCCTTTGGCTCCGTCCATGATCTCGACTTCGTGAGGACCTTCGGAGTCTGTGAAGGTAATCTTGTGGCCTCCGGCTATTACTTCGATGTCTACCGTTACGGAAACACCGTTATCTCCGGGATCACCCTTGGCTCCATCCATTACATCCATTATGGTCGTGTGCTGTGTTCCAGCATTATCTTCCCATAGGAACGTAATTCTTGTGCCGCCAGTTATTTCGGTCTTCGACTGTATCTGACATGGCTTACCAGCTACAGCACCGGCACCGTGTATCGTGTCCTGCGTGTACTTTTGGCATATCGCAAGGACCTGTTCGGCTGTCAATGCCATTTTTCATCACCTCCTTATACCCACGCATTGTTCTCTGCATCATAGAAATACAATGTCTTTGTGTCCATCTCCATGAACGTAGAGCCGTTTGCGATCTTCGCACCCTCGAATGTCACAGTGGGTTTCGTATCGCCAGACAGGCCGTTGAACTCGAACTGGAATGCGTCCTGTGACTGTACTTTCTTTGCATAGGTTATCATTGCTGTTCTCCTTTCATGAGATAATTGCAAAACAAAAAGACTTACCGTAGTGGTAAGTCTTCATAGTCATTCGTTTTGGCTTCATTACAGCCCCGTGGAGCGTTTATTTCATCTTCTGTGAGGATTTTATCCTTTTCAGATTCGCTCCCGAATATGAGGCTGTGAGAGCCTGTATTGGGTAGCCTCCATTGTATGCCTTTGAGCGAGGCTTAAATGTGTAATTGTAAGTCCGGGCTTCATGAAAAAGCAGTAGGGATACTTACTTTTCCTTATACCTGTACTGATCCGAACATTTTCTCTGCTCCATGTCTGCGGAGAAGATATCGAAGTCTTCCGGTATGCCATTCGGATACGCTTTACAGCACGGATTCCCGTCTTTGTCAAAGTCGATGAAGTTTCCGCACATCTCGCATCTTGATATTCTATATCCGGTTGTACCTTTCATCTTTCCAATTAAATTCATTTGGCATAACCTCCTATGTACTTCTTAACAAGAGCTTCTGCGATAGGATTGACTTGTTCTCCGTTTCTCATTCTAACAAAAGCCTCCGCAAGCGCTTCATTGGCTACCTTTCCAGTTGACCTGTCTGCATATTTTGAGACTCCTTTGAGCACCGGAGCCCAGCTTTCTACCTCCGCAAATTTTGCTTCAAATGCAGCATCTGTCAAGCAGTCTTGATAAAGCATAACATGAAATGCTTCGTGAGCCACATAGTCTTCAAGCGTCCTTCCGGCAAAATAGCCTCTTTCGTACTGTTTCTCCATTCTGGCTATTATCTTGTCGAAGTCCGCATCCTGGTTAACAACCATAGCCATCCTGCCCTCACCAGATACATATCCGGTGACAAACACATCTCCCTTGTCGCATTTTTCTACAACAATCTGGCTTAACTTGATGTTATACTCACTTTCAAGCTTTTTCATCGCTTTGTCAAGTGTCGCTTTTACATCGACAGTTACACCTTTTACGGATGTTATGTCATCCGGGAACGATATCTTCATCTTTGGCTTTGCCGGAACAAATACGGAAGCTTTGTGCCTTATGGATTCTTTCTTCCTGTCCGTCTGGTTACAGAAATCTGTTAGCTTAGAGCGCCTTGCTTGCAACTGCTTTCTCGCATCAGTGAGTCCTTGCTTCAATGACTTGGCTGTAGCTTCATCAGTTGCTTCTTCTATGGCTGCCTTATATCCTTCTACAACTCGCTTGCTTTCCCTTATGGAGCGTTCTATCCTGCGCTGTATCTGGCTAGCTTCGTAATCTGAATACTCCACGCCGTTATACTCAACTGAGTGGTTTGCGTATCTATCAAGCGTTTCTGCGTCATATGCAGGCTTGCTTATGCCAGGCCAGAATGGAAAGAAGCTGTGACGGCAGTTGACTCCGCACAATCCGGTTACTTCGCCATACCCAGTCGCATCATAGAAGTTTGGATAATCGGCATCTGCGCCTTCTATCTTGAATACCTGCCCCTGCCATTCCTGGTGCTCCAGTCTGGCTCCGGCGTGAGCTGATGTTTCATAGTATTCAGCACCGAGCCTTTCGGCATTCATCTCCGTGATCTTTGCCGCTGTCTGATTAACAGCAGTCAAGATATTCATTCGAGCAGCCGCTTCAAGATTGAGCTGACTTCCGCTATCATAACTTACCTTTGCTCCTATACGAGCACAATCGTTAACGCACTGTCTTATAGCCGTCTGGTAATCGAATGCTCCAGATTGCACTTTCATGATGGCTTCATTCATTGCGTTGATGAATTCTTGCTGACCGTTGCTGGCAGTTGTCATTGCCAAATTCGACAAATCTCCGTTTGTTCTTCGCAGGTTAGCTTCTAGAACATTCATCATGGGTTTTGACAATCCAGTATCAACATTCATGCCTGCTGCTATAAGCGGAGCTGCGTCGAATCTGACGCTTGCTACTCCTGCATCACGAAACATCTTCATAAGTTCCGATTCGGAGTACGGAGTGGCGTTCGCTACATCAGTCAGAATGTCATTCATTAACATTCCGCTCTCCTGTAACTGTTTGAGCTGCCACTGAGCCGTATCTGTAATTTCGCCAGTCTTAATGATTCTTCGGCAGATATCAGCAGTGATCTGCTCATTCAGCCTAGCATACATTTCCTCCGCTTGCGCTGCACAGGCAGCAAGATATTCCGGTGTCAGCATAGGCTATGTCCTCCTATTCTTCTTCCGGGAACTCCATTGGAGTCGATGTAGGCATCATCTCCAGAGCCTCCTGTTCAGAGCATCCAAAGTACCAAGCCATAAACTTCTCAGGCTTCATCTTTCCGGCATTGACCATCATCCAACGCCTGTTGAACTCCTTGTCGATATCCTCTAAGATGCCGTCTCCCCAAGTTGCTGACAGCTCATACGCTCCATATGGAGCAAGGCCGTACATGATAGCATAGACAGACATAGCATAGACCAAATCATGCAGCGCTTCATCCCATGCATCCTGCATATTGCAGACTGCTGAGTAGCTACGCTGCTTTGATGTCTTTATCTCCTCTGCTGTCTTTTCTACAGATGACGGGTCGCTGATCGTGCCAAACGAAAGCTCCACAAGAAACTCCACTATCTTCAAATAGTGGTCCAAGCCATTAAACAGGCTGCCGTCTCGGAAGCTTGGAGCAAACTCACGCAGAAATGGCTGGGCGTTATCACCCTGCCTTGATTCGTAAGTTCTGAACACTCTTTCTGATCCGGTCGGCAATATCGGTCTACCTTCTCTTGTTCTTTTGAACAGGTCTGCGTCTGCATCTATTGCTGCTTCGAGTGCTTCGAATTCAAACTTACTCTCGCTGTACTGTTCGTCTGCTATCTTAATTGCATCCACTGCTTTAGCATATACAGATGCACCAAGAGGTGATTTCGTGTCGACGTTGTTTGCAGCCGGAACCTTAACATATACAAACAAGGGCTTGTCAATATCAATGATGACCTCCTCCGGCGAGAGTCCTGCCCAGTCAGAAACTGTACTTAATGGAATCTCCTCACGGAACGGATCCTGCGCTGACAATTCGGTATAATCATCCGCATTGTATGTCATCAGCTGTTCGCTTCTGAATGCTCTGTTTGTTACCGTGTAGGTGTTTGTGATCCTTTCTGCTCCGGTTTCATCTGTAATTAACTGGTTGGACGAGAATAGATGCTTCTCCAGCCTTGTGTAGATATACTTTCCGGAACGGAACTGATCTACAAAGATAGCTCCTGTTATCTTGCCGTTGCTGTCATAATCTGTCGGATAGAAGCATTCTGCCTGTGTGAAATCGATGTCAATGTTCGTGCCGCTGACATATGGTTTCATGGCAACGCCTCCTTTTGCGCAGTAGAATTCGACTATCTGTTTGAAGTTCTTCAATCCTCTGTGCATCTGAGAGTCGAGATAATCAGCAAATGTCGAGCCTGTAATCTGGAAGTCATGTTCCAGCGTTATCAGTCTTGCAAATTCGTGAGCTATGGAGGCAGGCAAGTTCATTGTCTTGCACTTATCATTCTTCCAAGGTGGTTCATCTATGTACATATTCGTCCATAGGCTGATGGCTTGTTCCATCTTGTCAGATACGACCACCCTTGATCCGAGTGCTTTCTCAATCTGTGTTCTTGGGAACAATCTATTCACCACCTTTCCTATCATATCTGTTATCCACACTTAAATATCCTCCTAACTGATGTTATCAACATACTTTTTCATATCTCCTTCAAAAGAGTATTCGAAAGCATTGAGACTGAACTGGTCGCTTTCCTGTGAACGTGCGAGTGTGCCGCCGCTTACTTTTGCATCCCACGTTGCCGTCATGAGGGCTGTGCTTATGCTTACCGCCTCATCCTCAACAATATAGAATCGGTCGTTTGCTACCAGCTTATTGACTGTGTTAATTCGGTCTCCAAGATTGCGATCAAGTGCTGCTCCAACCCTAATGTCTCCCATGTCATGCTCAGCAAGGGCATTCTTAAGGTTTCTTCGCATTACTTGCTCACCTTTCTCGCAGTATACTCCGGTCAGATATCCATATTCATCACGTATGCTGCGTATGAAGTCTATGCATCTACTTGTTACTGTCTCCGGATCAACCGATTCGCCGGAGTACAGAACTGATTTCAAGACTATCATTGCTTCGTAATTCAAATTCGTGGTTGCCACAAGGGCATTGCCAGAACCATTAACACCGAATACCAGTCCGATATGGATTTCTCCAAGAGCGTTTTGGCTCTTGTATTCAGCCAGTTTGTCTTTCTTTAAGATATACGGATTGTCTGATTGGTCTTCTGACATAAACACTTCCGATAGTCTGTTGTATACGAGACCTCCGGCGATATTGCTCATGCCTAAAGTCAGTTCGCTAAATGCGGAGCTTCCTGCGTCCACCATATCCTTCCACTTACCATCCGGGAAAGATTCAAGTTCGTTCAGATACTCCTCGTTCCATTCGCCTTCGACAATATCAAACATTCCGTGTTGCCACTGTGCAGCCATAGGCTCCGCACGAGTTGCTTTATCGCCAGATTCTGGCTTGATCTGTACATCAAATCCGGCAAGCATCTTTAGGAATGATTGCGCCTGGTCTTTGCCAGCCTGTCCGGGGTCCTGGGGCAGTCTCTGGCGTACGGGGCATTTCTTTCCGTATTTCTTCTTGTCCATCTGTGCAGTCATCATAATGAGTGTTCTTACTTCGCCAGCCTTGATCTGCTTGCGAATAACGTCCAATACGACAAACTGGCCTTCTGATGTGCGACCGATACATACTCCTGCAGTATATGCTGCATCTTCGTTTTCGTCCTCGTCCGTAGCTGCAAGGTCCCATCCTCTGCATACTGCAACGAGATCGTGTGGCATTTCTTCGAGCATTTTGCGTAGCTGCGTACGCTTGAAGAACGAGCCGGCCTTTGGTCTGATTTTCCAGTTACCATAAAGCAGTCGTTCCATATCTACCTCTGTCATGGCTTTCAGATTAGCAAGATATCCTGGATCCTTTTGCATCAGAATCTTGTTGTCATCAAGCCTTGACGCAATAAAGGTGACTGTCTTGCAGTCATCCTCGGTTACTCCGTACAAATCTTCCAGTTCTTCGGCTGTATCTCCCCAGTAAATCGTATCATTGAGAACAGCCATGTACCGCATGATACCAGAGCGTTGCGGTATCGGATATCCTGTATCTTGGTCTATCCACCATGATATGAAGTCTGCTACCCAGCTGTCTGAGTCTGGATTGCAGGTTGCTCGCACATAAGGCTTTATTCCGCAGGTAGTTCTGTTTCGAGAGAGCATGTACAGGAACTGATGCTTGCTGAAATGCGTCAATTCATCAAATCCTATGTATGCAATTTCTGTACCCTGCCAGCTTGCAAGGTCTTCCTCCCTTTCGATGTGAGCAAAGCCAAGCCTTGCGCCGGATTCGAACTGCCAGTGTAGTCTCGGACTTTTTCTAGGGCTTGCATCATCCACCTGCGAAAATAACTTATTGGATGCATCCCATAAGCCTCCCTCTGCAGTGATCTGATTGTAATTATGTCTGAATATCACCGCACCGAAGCCAGGTACATCCTTGTTTCTGAGCATTTCCAGAAGCAACGCGTATGTCTTGCCTCCACCGGCTGCTCCACCATAGATAATGATATCGGCAGGACTGCACATGAACATAGTCTGCGGACCTGCCTGTGGACCTATTGCAGTACTCCTAGAAGGATTTCTGCCGTTGTCCGGGATGTTTATCGCCAATCTTGCAAGGCTCTTTGCATATTCGAGGTCTCTTTCCTCTTCCGGTGTAAGAGAGCCGTTCTTCGATATCTGCCCGGTCAATTCAGCGAGCAGTCTTATCGAGTTCGTGTCTCCATCAACCAGAGCTTTCTGCATGAGCCTTACAACAATAGCTGTCGTATAGTTCTGATCCTCTTCGGCTACACCAAAGTTCGCCAGATTCTTCTTGTTGTTGTCGCCAACTACCTGCATTGACATGAGGACTTTTGCGGCCTCTCTCATGTCTCTTTGTTTTCTTCGAGCCTCGCCAGATGCCTTTCCAGCTTTTGAGGCATTTCTTCGGCGCTCGCTCGGAGTTCTGTCCTCATTTCGGACAAGGTTCTTCTCGTTTGCCACGCCTTGCACTCCTTTCGCCACTATTTACTGTATTCTTACTGACAATTCAAGGCTTTTTAGCCCAATCTGTGCCATATTTGTCAGTAATTTGCTTGAAATCATCATAATCATGAGGACGGACGAAATATCTTGGTTCGCCGTTCTCCTTATATTCATATCCTATATGCAGCAATTCATGTTCAGCCAGAATCTTGAGCTGATCTTCTGTCAAATCCTGTATATTCGGGTCGTAGAAGATAATCAAGAAGTCATACGGACAGAACTCTTTGTACAAGTCCTGCACCTTTACGCATTCACCAAGCACATCCTTGCCATTGCTGGTCTTCTTATTATCTGATGCCAGAAATTCAATCCTGCAATCGGCTGTCGCCAGGTGTTTCAATTCTTCCACCTGCTCGATTACCGACTGCCCTATCTTCCGGTACTCCTCATTCACGCTATACTTCATTTTTCGCCTCCATAAAGAAAAGACCCATGATATCTTCATGAGTCTCTCCATAAAATTTCTTGTATGCTTTTTTCCGTCACTTATCTATATGATTATATACTGTAGCTATGGAAATATGCATTTCATCGGCTATGTCTTTTGCCGACCAGCCTGCCCTATGAAGTGCATTCACCTTTCCGTGATCTACCTCTCTGGCCCGTACCATCTTGCGGAGCTTTTCTGCCTGGTCCGGCTTCCGCTCGCATTTCTTTTCAGTCGCCTTATCCGGTGCCGAAGCTTTTTCTTCCTTATCATCATTCTTGGTCGGTTTCGGGTCCGTCGTTTCCGTCTTCATTACCGGAACGAACTTCATCTCGGATCTTTTCATCAATGCTTCATAGGTAGCCAGCGGCAGCACTACATAGCCGCCGGAAAGTAATCTTGCATCTTCCATAAGTTATCTCCTATCCATACAAATCAGTCACCACCTGCTTCCCAATTGCTATTGCTGCCGGAATGTCGGTGCCGATCTGCTGATAGAAGACTGGGTGCACCATGCATTCGTATGCCCGTGACATTCTGTCTCTCTGATCTGCGGTGATGCCGATCCGGAAGTCTTTTGCTATCCGCAGAGCTTTCTTCCAATCTCCGGCTTCCACCGCCTCACGAACGATATCAGTCTTTCTTATCATTCGAGTCGTTCTCCATTCTTCCGGCTCCGAAAGGCTTCGGTTCATATTGATATCCGGGAAGCGTCCTTTCGCCGTTTTCATCGTACATATCATCATATGTCCAGGGTTCACCATCAAACAGGCTTAGCTGCTTGCATTGCGGTTTCATGTCTTTCTGCTCAATGTAGTCGAAATCATAATTCTTGAAGTTCCGACCCATCTTCTTGCCCTGGAGCGTGTGCGGATCAAATACATAATCGGGGAATATCTCCCCTTCAACTTCCACCTTTGACAGGCTCAATACATCGAAGTCTTGATTGAATGCCGGATCAGCTCGCATTTCGGGATTCTTCTCCCTCATTAGGCAGTCAGCCATGTAATCGCCGTCTCTGCCCTTGCACGCTTCCAGCAGAATGACGAGAGCTTTCCCGATGAAAATCTTGTTCTTCTCGCCTTTCTTCTTGTTCTTGTTAATCATTTCATCGACTTCATGCAGTGCCAATATCTCCCGTGTTACCGGAGCCCTACAGTCTTCGCATGAAATGATAAAGAGGCGATTCCACAGGAACGAGCTGTAATCGTCGAACAATTCGTTCGCCGCATACCCTGCTCTCTTGAAATCTCCTCTCCTGATTGCTTTTTGAAGCAATGAGGCCACCACCCAGAAGTTGTGACCATGCTTCGTTACCATCTGATAACCCATATTTTCGCCTCCTTTGCTGGATTATATTCCACCGTCGTTACGATAGCAGACCGAGCATGGAAGTAAAGGGTTTTTCAGCTGAAAGTCGGGGTTTTTTACCGATTTACATTGATTCTGGCCTTGTTGTTTTCGTAGTTATATCCGAAGTACTTGCCCCATTTTTTCTTGGTGTACTCTATACCGGACATACGCTTTTCCTTGTTCTTGTCAACATTACTGCCGCCCTTATTCGTGTCCTGTCCACCGATATCGATGAAATACAGCGGTTTCAGTACGATTCTGTTATGTAGCAGCTCCTGTAATTCAAGATCAAGGTCGAAGTTGTAATAGCAGTACGGATCAACCTTGGCTTTGAATTTTTCCTTGTTCACCCATTTGCATCCTCCGCACATACCTTTGAAGACGAACTCGCTTACATAATAGTACGGAGCCGGTATTGCATCAGTGCAAGCATATCCGAGTCCTAGATCATCCATCATGACGGCTATCCTTTCCAGCTCCATGCTACCCTCTTCCGGCGTCATGTCTCTGGTGGTCTCCGTCCGGTATATCAGCTTTCCATCATCATCAATGATGCAGATGATGTCTTCGGGGCTTTCGTCAATAATGTACTGATGCACCTTATGGATATTATCAATCATCTTATCCGGTACGACCCACAACTTATCAATACCGAACTGGCGGTATAGATCAGCTTCCGACTCCCTCACTACATATGTGCAGTATTCCAGGTGGTCGTAGATTCGAACCTTATCATCATATCTCTTGTAGCTTGGGACATATACATTAAATGTCTTTTCTTTCATGATATGCCTCCTTATCTTTCTTCCAGCTGTCCGGTATCTCCTTTCCTTTCAGCATCATCATATCCAGGATGCTACCGTCAGTGATCCGGCTGCCATAGGCTTCCGACTTATACCGGGACCAGAGGACTTCAATGCCGTGTTGCAGTAGCATCCTTTCATTCAAGTATTCATGTGCTCCTGCACCGGACAGGTATCTGTCTGCTCCTAATTGCTTACAGATGCTTATAATATCCTCATTCGGGGATTCGTACCCAAGCTCAAGGTCTGTTTCGTCAACAAATACGCACCGGATGTCGTAAAACTCCTTAATAGACACCAGTAACGCCTTGTTGAGCTTCCATAAGTGAGTATATGTACCTCCTAATACTGTTTCCAGCAATGAGAAGCATTCAGTAAAAAACGGAGTGCGGTGATAATCCTGCGCAATCCGTTTCAGAATCTTTACTTTCGTTTTATCCCAGTCATCTGCCAGCATTACATCGCATATTCTGTCTGAGTGGCTTTTGACCGGAATCGTTATCTTGGCTTTCTGCCCGTTCTCGTCAATGAAATTGTAATTATGATATCCACCCCTTGTGAACTGTACTCCATTCGAGAGCGTGAATACATCGGAGCAGTACATCTTATACACAAATCCGGGATACGGCAGGAAATTCGGCTGATGGCTTGCGAGGATCATGCTTCATCCTCCTTGCCTCCGGCTTTCTTCTTGTTCTGTTTCTTGTCTTCCGGCTGTGCTATCCGATTTCGAGGCTTTCCAGCATCCTCTTTCGGGATAATCTGTGCTTTCATGTCTTGATACCATACCGCACGGGCTGCTATCTTTCTCTTGGCGATCTTGACTTTCCTGTTCTCCAATCCGAGATTTCGGATCAACTCATTATAATCAATCTCATTGTCGCAGACGATCATGACATAATTGTACTTTTCGAACCGGATCGGTTCCATATCATCTATCTTCTGCTTATCGAGGTCCTGTTCGTTTTCATCAAGCCCGAGGTCCATAGATAAATCGGCTGTCCATTCTGCCAGCATATCCATATCCCATTCACCGGCATGGGTGTTATCTCTGATATTGATAGCTTTAAGCTCCGACTTGCTGTAACCTATCAGCCTTTTACAGTCCAGTACTGTGGTTTCATCAATCTCCATGATGACTGACAGCCTCTGGTTTCCACAGATGATATTGTCATGTTCATCAATAACAAAGATTCCGAAGTCACCATGCACAAGTATGCTTTCTTTTAGTTCCTCACGCTTGGCTTTCGTAATCTTCCTTGGGTTTCCGAAGCCCGTCTTGATGTCACGAGCTACCATTTTGCACATCTCAATCCTTTTCTCTTTCGCCATTATAATTCTCCTTTGAATACGAGCTGAAATGCTTCTGCCATGTAATAGCCGACTTCGCTGCCGCGCTTTACGGCTATAGCTTTCAGCACTTCCTTTGACCTGGGATGCGGTGCCTGCCGAAGTACTGTTCCCTCTGTATATACTTCAAGGCTCATAATCTTTGCCTCAAAGTCAGCATTGCTTATTTCTGAGTACACATTCGGGATGAAGCTGTCCTGCACATTGCTTACAGCCCAGTCTGTGCTACTAGGAACCTCCATATACAAAAACTCCTTGATCCTGTTCATCGTTCTGACTTGTCTCTGAGGCAGCCTAACAGCTGTCGTGCATGCAAGCCCTACATGATGATGGTCATTGTGCAGATCGGACGGATGATGCGTGATTACAACATCCGGTTCAAACTTTCTGATTGCATCCTCTATGAACTCCACAAGCTCCTGCTCCGGGGTTACATTGAAATGCATGGTTTCGAACTCCCCAACATATGTCTTGCTTACTCCGAGAACTTTATGAGAGAGCTTCATTTCATCCATCATTCTCTCGCTATCCTTGCATCTGATATCAGACACAGAGTTGAGGACGCATACGGCTACTTCGTTTCCTACTGCCGCCAGCTTATGCATCGTAGCGCCTCCTGCCAGAGCTTCATCATCTGGATGCGCTATTACAAACAGATATTTCATTTTTCGCCATACCTCCTAAAATAGATGTCAGTATAGCTACTGTATTCATCTGTACCGCCTTTTTGCTTCTTCATGGATAGTTTTATAAGGCTGGCCTTTTCCAGCAGAAACCGGATTTTTGCCTAAAGGCAGTTCAGTAATTTTGTCGAAAATGTATATTGCACGAATCGCTGGAATCTGCCTACAAAAAATGGGCTGTCGGTGGCATCCGGCAGCCCGTGGCGAAAAATGGTTTCGAGAAAAGGTTGCGGAAGAAATCAGCATGGCTGTTTCTCCAGTAGCTTTTCTGACAGCTACAATATAACATGGCTGGATTTATCCAATCAATGACCTTTTTTTGACTCTGGCTCTGCGTTGCAGTATTTCTACTGCGTCATGCATTATTACTACATCTTGAGGTGCATACTTTTTACGGAGCGCCGAATAGGTATACCATCATAATCTTTGTTGCAATTCCGATATCCTTGTAAACAACCCTTTCTGCTATACTGTGGATATCAGCCAACTCCTGCACATCATACTTCTCATCATCTATGTAAAGAGCTTTCATTTCGGCAAGTCTTCTCTTATCAACTTCGTTGCCATACTCATTTGCTTCATACTCATACAGTCTTAAGGCGTTCTCTATGAGCCATATAGTGTACTTGCTCTCCCTGCGTTTGCGTTCATAATCCGGGATCATATCATTCATCTTTCCATCGCCGGATGGATTTTCTATCAGATCCTCCAGGAACGCCCATCTGCGTTCTGCCATCTCTTCTTCTGTGAATTCAGCTTCATCTGCTATTCTTATCTTCTCTCTGCGATAGCTTTTCAGCATATCTTTGGTCATCTTATACTGCTGGTCTTTCTTCTTCTTGTCAGCTTTGATCCTTTCCTGCTCCATAGCCAGCATACATTTCTTGGCTGCTTCCTTGCCTGCTTCTTTCACAAGATCATGCGCCATGTCTTCTGTCATGACTATGAAGCCGCTTTTCTCTGCTTGTTCTGCAACTGGTTTTCCCTTACCCATTTTTACCTCCTGTCTTCGCTATCTGTTTCTATGTTCTCTATCATGACCTCTATCCGAGGATTCTCACTATAGAGCTTCTCGATCTTGCCATCCACTATCTGGCTGTCATCGTGATAAGCTATCTGGTTCAGTGAGTCGGCTACAATCTTATAGATATTGTCCAAATCTGGCTTCTTTACAGGCTGCTGCTTGCCACTTAACATCGCCTCCCGTACTTTCTTCGACGCAGACTGCGGAATGCCGAAATACGCCTTAATATACAGACGCAGCATTGTTTTGTCCGGGAACGGATCGTTCTTGCATTGCATCTGATACTCTATCTTCACCAGATTCTCATAACTTACCGTCTTATCCGGTGTGAACGCCCTCCCAGAATACCGATTGAACCGTGGCCTGCCTTTACCTACCGGTTCTCCGGGTACTGTGAACTCAACTCTCATGCAACAACTACCTCCTCATAGATCAATTCGTTCTCGGCAAAGCCACTATCGACAGCTTTGAAGCTCCTGTGGCAGTCGTTGCAGGTCTTCATCATCGGTTCTCCGTTCATCAGACCAGAACAGACAGGGCATATCACTCTGCTACCCTGGTACATCAGTGCATACTTCCGCTTCTCTTTCACGCTGCAATTCCTCCACTTCTTTCTTTAAGGCTTCCATTAACTGGATCGCCTGTGTCTCTCGCTTACATGACCACCTGTCATGACATTTGAGCAAACATCTTGGCTCCATGTCATCCCAGTCACCAAAGCAACAAAACCTATAATCCATTTATCTGCCGCTCCTAACCATGCAGAACAGCAATTCTGTGGTTGACCTTATTCTGCATGACTTTCTGTTTCCCATCATTTGCTTCGCCAGTCTCCAGTTTGAATAATCATCCAGCTGTGTCGGGTTCTCAAACTCCTCCAATATAGCATTTGACGGATTGAACCTTTCGAATCCAGTTCTGTCTGGTACTGCTATCAGAAAATCACATGGCCTGCTCTTTCCATCGTTCATTTCTACTATGTGCTTGCTGAACTTTCCGGACTGCATGTCTGGCAACAGTGACTTGTAACATTCCATCGTCGTGACAATGTAGTTTTCGTCTCCGAAGAAGTTCAGGCCATTGCCGGAGTATACATCCTCACGGCATGACTTAATCTCATAGCATATAAACCTGCCACTTTCGATATCTCCAACATATGTTGCTCCGTTCGGTATATATTGGAGAAAATCAACACGCTTCGGATGCGCTAATCCCCAGTCTAGTACTACTTCCTTGGCATAATACTTTCCTGCACCAGAGAAACGGTCTCTGATCAGCAAATCGCTTAAGAACTCCGTTGTTTCCTTCCTGTTCATTTTCCAGTGCTCCCGAATCCAGCAGTGCCTCTTGCGGTAATATCCAGATATAGTGCATGTTCAAGCGGTTCGATGACGCACGGTACTACTATCAACTGAACGATTTTGTCTCCGGCATGGAACAAATAATTTTCCTCGCCGAAGTTATACAGCTTTACGACTATTGAGCCTGTGTAACCGCAATCTATCGTTCCTCCGAGAGATACGACTCCGTGTTTTACATTCAGCCCGGACTTGCTTTCAAGCTTTCCGTAATGTCCTTTTGGAATCTCCACATGAACTCCTGTATCAATTACTACAGAGCCGCCTGCTGCCACGAAATAGTCTTTCGGCGTCCTCAAATCGAGTCCAGCATCATCATTATGTCCTCTTACGGGTTCGAAGGCTCCTTTATCAAGTACTATCTTCACGAAATCACCTTCTTTCCGTGGATCCTTGCGTAATGCTTCTCGAACTTTGCTCCCTCGCTTGTCTCCCACCCGTCAAGCATGTATATTGCATCTGCAATATCGATCATGCACTGAGACATCTTCATGTACTCCTGGTATGTCGTTTCTGCAGGCAGTTCGCCATTAACCCTTGCTGGATTGATGACTATGTGACCGAGGGCTTTCAGTTTTCTCTCTGCATCATCAAACTTCTTCATATATCCGGGGCAACCAGTGATGCCTCCACTGATGTAAATCTTCATCTTATCTTTACTTCTGACCAGTATTTCAAGATCAATATCTGCTTTTGCCATGTCAATCCTCCTTTGTGGCTACTATTTCTTTTTCTAGTTCACGCTTCAAATCACTGTGCAAATATCCCATCTCCAATCCAATTTCAAAAACAATATGGGTATCTTCGCACTTTTCAAGCAATCTCATCATTCCTTCTATTCTTCTGTAGAACACCTTTCTTTCAATTTCATCAGCTCTCTGTTGGTCCATCTCTACCTCCAAACATTGTCATCTGCCCAGCTATCTGCATATCTGGTTTATTTCCAGGTCTAACAAGCCTTACAATGTCAACATCGCCGTTATACTCCTTATTTGGAAACAGACCACAGGCTTCATTCTTGCCTACCCAGTCCGTAGCTTCCGAATTTGTGATGCCATAGACTTCACACTTCTGATAATTCTTATCGTGATAACGGTACTTCTTGAAGTGCTCGCACTGCTTGCACATACCGTTTTCGGCATATCCAAACATCTTGTGCATCAAATCTATCTTACGAAGCATTTCTCCTCCTAAAATAACGATGTCTGCCTATAACCTGTCCATTTACGAGCTTGTCGGATCCTCTTCTTTTCTTCCTTAATTCTGGAGCTGAACAATGCTATCCATGCTTCTACCAGCGATGATTCCTCCGGGAGAGGCTGGAAATAGCCTTTTCCGTCCTGCAAATTAAGGATGAGTACTTCGCTTTTGTTGATTGCATCTCTAAGTCCTCGGTCGCTCATCCCGGTTCTCAAAGCCAACTCGCTTCTTGATACGGCGTTTTCATGTCCGAATGGTACTGCTTCTGCTAATGTCATCATTGCTAACTCCTTTCTTCGCTAGATGTGGCTTCTGCCTCCTTTTCTACATCCAGGTAATACTCCACACTCTTGCCGTTCGGCGTGAGCTTCCTTTTGCCCTGCTTGACTGTGTAGCCGTTGTCTATCAGAATCTTTGCTACCGTCAGCCTGTCTTCTCTGTTGTAAATCGCCAATTTCGCCATGTTTTCTCCTATTCCGATAGGAGCATCCGCTCCATTTCTTCATATCTGCTCGCTGCCTGCATAATGCGAAACGATTTGCCGTAGACTCCGACCGGATAGCAGCATTCAAATATTCGGTCATATATCCTCGAATACCTTATATCCATAGTCTGCCGCATCTCCTTTATGTCGAGGTTTGTTGTCAGAATCATTGGCTTCGCCTCTCGTACCCGGCTGTCTATGATGTTATAGACTTTCTCCAAGGCATAGTCTGTATTACGCTCTGCTCCAAGATCATCAATTATGAGGAGGCTTGGCGCATTGAGCATTTTCACATACTTACCCTCATCCTCTACAGATCGTATCTCCTGCAATATCTTGACGAACGATGTCATCACCACTGATACACTCTTATCTAACAATGCGTTTGCTATGCAAGCCGCCGTGTATGATTTTCCGGTTCCTACAGGACCATAGAAGATCAATCCCTGGTTCTTCTCTTTCATTTCATCGAACTTCTCAACATATGTCGTTGCTATCTTATGGACTTTCCGATTTTCCTCACGTATCGTGTATGCTCCAAAAGAGGCATTCCGAAAGATATCAGACATAAGAGACATTTCTTTCAGCAATGCAATCCTACGCATCTCTTCTTGGTACTTTCTCTCTTTCTCTTCTTCCTCCCGGCGCTTCGATTCACATTCGCAGAGGCAAGGTGCAAGAAATTCTCTGTCGAGCATCTTTAATCTAATCTGTTTCTTACCTCCGCAGTTTCCACATACAAGCAAACCATCTTCTCCGACATAATCTTCCGCCTGTTTCGGATTCACTTCCTGCTTGTGTACTGGCAGACAATCTAATACATCCATTCATACCTCCTATACGAAAGGGTTTCCTCCTGCCGAAGTGCTAGCGTTCGGCTGTCCGCCTTTCGGCAGATAGTCTTCAAACGGTGTGCTATCCGACAGAAATGTCTTGCCCTGTTTGATATATCTCTTATCTGTTCGGTTTCGCTCGCATTCTGCACGATAAGCCTTTGCTGCAGCCAGCAATTCCTGCGGAGAATATCCATCTTTCAGCCTTGCCTGGTACTTCTTGTAGGTGTTCTTCTTTTCGTCGTGTCTTGGATATACTTCCCAAAATTCCATGAAAGTCGAACTGTATTCATCTGCAATTTTCTCCTTATCCTGCTGTTTCTGCGTCACATTGTTATCACTATGTTCAACAATGTTGTCACTATGTTCTGGCTTTTCTTTTGGCTGCTCCAGTTTCCTCTTTCTTAGTTGTCTCATCCTGCTTGCGGATTCTGTCTCACTTCCAATATTGCTTTTCGTGTACGGCAATTCATATCTTCCGTCTTCCACTTCAACGAGCATTTCGTTTTCGATCAGAAACTTTACTGTCTCCCTTACCTTTCCTACATCTTCATCAAGTTCAAGAGCCATCTCTTTTTCGAAGCTATCTTCCAGGCCCGTGTATGTCAGTAATCCGTCATCTTTAATGCTGTGGAGCTGCATCTTCAAGTAGATAATCAGATACTCATTCCCATGTTCAAGGCTGCGGAGCTTCTTTATCCTTCTGCTTGTGAAGAAGTCATGCTGTAGTCTGAGCCAGTAATACTTCTTACTTTCTGCCATGTTCTACTCCATTCAATACTTACCTATAATTTCCTCAACGGTAATCGGCTTTGTCAGTATCTTGAAATGCTTACAGCAGTCACAGCATTCGCATCTGTCGGGTTCACGCTCACCATTCTTGACCTGCATGATCGTCGGCAAAGCCGCCTCGACATGACGGAGCGCATTGTCCAATCTCCATTGTTCAACCTGTATAACCTCTATATCCGGTTCTGTTTCCTTTGAGGCTGCGGCAATGTAGAATGGTAGCTTCTCTCCTGTGTTCTGCCTTACAATCTCTTGATATACTGCTCCCTGCGTGTCATATCCCCAGTATTCTATGAAAGTCACATATCCGAGGTCTTTCACCCAGTTCTTCTCCCGAATCGACTTCACAACCTTAAGGTCTGTGATTGCGATTCCAGGCAGATAACTGTCCATCTTGATCTTCCAAGGGATGCCTCCGATTTCTCCGGTCATGATCTTCTGCTTTTCTCCAGACATGAACTTCATGAAGTATTCATCTCTCTGGATCCTTTCAATCACTGCTTCTGCTGACTTGTAATACGATTTCAGTGAGCCGTCCTTGTTGAACAGTTCCGGATGGTCCATCTGGAACTGAGGCAACGAGCCATCAAAGAACGAATCGACATAGCTTCCTACGAGCATCGCCGTGCTCGGTTCTTCTCTCCATTCTCCTGCCATCATCTTCATTTTTCTGAACTCACAGCCCGGTCTTCCAAGCATTCCATCGAAATCCTTGAACTGGCTCACGCTCATGTATCTCATGTCCGATTCCTCGTCATAGTAGTTCTCTTCTGTCAATTCATATCCCATCAGATTTCCTCCCATCTTGCGCCCTTATAGACGATGAACTTCTTGATCAGATCAATCTGTTCAGCTGATCCGGTTACAGCAAGGCTTACTGTCACAGAACCGCCATCCTGCTTCTCTACAGGCTCCTGCTTCGCTTCTACCGGAGCAACCGGAGCTTCCTGTGGCTTCTGCTCTTCTACTGTTTGTGGAACCTCATGCTGTTTCTCATTCTGTTCTGCCTGTGCGGCTGCTCTTGCTGCTTCTTCTGCCGCCTTACGCTCTGCTTCTTCTTTCTTTTTGCGTTCCTGTTCCAGAATGCGGTCGCGCTGAGCATTCAGCTGATTCATCTTCATGATTGCAGGCTGGAGATTCAACTGCTCTCTGTATATCTGCATCATGTCTTCTTCATACTCACTGTGGAAACTTTCGATGGTCTGAATATCATTCAGAATGCTCTCGATTCCGGCATCAATGGCATCTTTCCAAGACTTCATTGTCGCCGTAGCATTCTCCCATCTGCTGTCATACAGCTTGTCGTGAGCTTTCTGTCTTAAGTCTTCCGGAAGCTTCTGTGACTGCTTGCCCCAGTATCCCTCGATCTTCTCTCTGACTGCATGCTTTCTTCTGTTCTCGTAATCCTCGACCTGGGCATTGATCGCCTTGATCGGTTCATCAATCAAAGTGGTCAGCTCCTTGGCCTGCGCTTCGATAATGTTGTACGGCTCCAAGCACTTTGCTTTTACCTCCTTACGGCGATCTTCGATGTCTTTCGACAGCTTACGAAGAGTCGCAACATCGGACTTTGCTGACCGGATCGTGTCGTCGGTGTATATCGTCTTCTTGAAGACTTCCAGCTGTTCTGCAAGGTTCTTCTTAATCTCCTCGAAGTTCCAGCTGATCTTGCCGACTTCCTGTTTCACTACTACACTGATTTCTTCCATGCCTTTTCTCCTCTCTTACTTAAACGGAAGCTGGTCTTCTGCGAACTGTGCCTCAAAATCAGCAAACTCCGCTTCAATCGCTTCGTTATCGTTACCATTTTCGCCTGTTACTGCCGGAACCGCTTCTTTCTTCTTTGCAGCTGCCACCTGCTGCGAGGGCAACGGCTCCGGTTCGCCTTTATCTTCTATTGCTGCAAACGGATCCACCGCTTCAACCACATCGGGCTGATTATCTGCATAGCTCCCGTTTCCGTCATCATCGTAGATTTTCTGATCCTCTACGATTGCCTGCTGCATCTTCACCGAGAGCATTCCCCATTTTGAGAGCAATAGCTTGATGACGGTCTTCTTTGCCATTGCATCGAAGTCTGTGGACCATTTACTGCTCTTCTTGTTCTGTGACAGGTCATATCTGTATGCCTGGCTGTACTTTTTCGCATGGTTCATTACTGCCTGCTTGCTCATATACAATTCTTTGCTGAAACCAGAGCGAAGACGGAACCACGCATAATACCCAGCTATATTCTGAGGTTCTCCCTCGTCACGCTGGGTACAATTACTGAAATCTGTGACAAACTCGCATTCTCCGGTTATCGGATTGTAAGAAACAAGCTCGTCTGCATATACTTCTGAACAGTTCATCTTCTCGTACTCACCGGAGCGGATTGCCAGCTGTACAAAACCTCTGTACATCATCTGGAACTGTGCTGACATTACCTTTGTCCAGTTTCCCTTTTCATCTTTCATGCTCCTGTTGTACGGAACGATTGCGGCAAACCCGAGATTCGGGTCTATCGGCAGGTCGAACGACGCTGCTACGAATGCTGCTGCCAAAATACTTGCTGCATCACACTTCTTCAATTCAGATGATGCAGATACAGTATTGACAATGGATGCCATATACTGCTGTGCGTTCGCCCCTAGAAGCTCATTGAACCGGAGCTTCACCTTGTCGTCGGCAAGCATCGACTTGATCTGGCCGACTATGCCGGGCTTCTTCTCTTCTGCTGTTGCTACCTCGTTAGCCATTTGCTACCTCCTTTGATTGTTCTGTGTGCATCATGAGCCATGTCTTTGCATTGATGGTTCTTCTGAATACATAATTGAGAAGTTCGTCGAAATACAGTAACGGCATATACTCCTCTCTATCTTCTGTTTCAGCTATCTCCATCTTGCGCTGGCATAGGTCATATACTTCTTTCGCTTCCCGATCCGAAACTGAGATGCCTTGTGACCGTGCATCATTGACGATCTTCCAAGTTTCTTCTGTCATCTTTCGCCTCCAGAAACTCATTGATTGCTCGTTCGACTTCTATGCTCACAAGCAGGACGATCGGCACTATCAGATACTCGCCGCCATAAGCGAGATACCCTCGCTGTTCGTATGCTGACCGGATTGCCACTCCCTGCAATATGAGGCTGACAGCTATAACGAGCCACCATCTGTTTATGTACTTCCAAAATGCTTTCAATCGAATTCAACCTCCAATTCAGCCTTTCTCTGCATGACTTCTCTTGAATATGCCGAGCTTGCTGTCGCCGGATGTCCTACGTTATAAACAACAAGTGCTTGCTCCATGTCATATTGTCTGAGTAGTTCTGCCATGTAATCTATTCCGACCACCAGATTTGCTTCCGCATCTTCAAGATTGTCGTAACCATAAGCCGCCATTCTTGCCTTGTGCCATTTCGGTATCACCTGCAAGTATCCGACTGCTCCGCAGCTGCTGACCGCATCGCTGTGATATCCGCTCTCAACTTCAATCATCGCAACTATCAAACTGTACGGAACTCCCTGCCTTTCGCATTCAATATATGCGAACTCCTGTAATTCTTCTGGGAAATCCCCCCCTGTCAGCTGATACTCGACCGGGATATCATGTGCTTCAAATCCGTTGCTGATCTCCTGCACCGGTGCCATTGCCGGTTGTACTTCGATATGTTCTTCAATCAGTACAACGTGCATCGGCACTTCAACTGCAGATTCTTCTGTCTGCCTTTTATCTGCATAAGCATTTACTTCAGCCATACATCCTATGCAGTAGACCGCCGCCAAAATCATCGCTGCTATCTGCAATCCTCGCAGGGCTACCTTATTTTTCATCACCACTACTCCTCTCGTTTACGACAAACAGACCAATGTCTACTCCCCGGAATTGCTCGATTGCCGTGTCGAGTTCGGCTTTACTGCCGATTCCGTATTCATCTTTCAGAATCTGCATCATCCTGTCTGCTGTCATTCCTGTCCTCCTCGCAACTTCTCCGCTATCAGCTGAAACTCGCTTATTGCTTGCTGGATGTTCTCCATCTTGGTACTGATTTCTTCAATCGAGCCAAGATCATCAAATCCGACATCTCCTCCTGCCGCTACTGATACGACAGTCTTTAGCATTGCTGCTATCGAGTCGGTATCAAGTTCTTTAAGAATCCGGAGAGCCACCTTTTCAATCGACTCCTGCTTCGTAGCAATCGGTCTTGTCCTGCCTATCGGGCATTCATGCTTGCAATATCCGTTTTTCAGTTCCGGGCAGTTATAGAGGTCTGCCATCAAAACTACCTTGTCAACCGGGACAACCTTTGTGTTTCCCAACTCATAATCTGCCAATGTGCTTACCGATACACCAAGCAGTTCAGCTGCTCCCTCACGACTGTATAGCTTCGGGTTGTATGTTGAAGCCGTTTTCCTCGCTTGGAAATATACATTTTGGTTGCCATTCTCACACTCTTTTGCCATTTCGTTCGCCACTTTCATAGGTTACTATTTATGTATCAACGGACTGGTAAGCCGTGTCCGTGATGTTCAGCAGGTCGCTGATTAGCTTTACGGTCGGTTCGGCATAGATTCTGCCGTTTACGACACCGGATACGAACTGCCTGCTCTTGCCGAGCTTTTCAGCAAGATCATTGATGCTCATATCGCGCTTAATCAGTTCACACTGAACCGCTTTGCACCAGGGCGATAACTTCCTTGCCATGCGCTCCTCCTTTCTCGGCTTTTCTTTACAAGCACCAGCGCAGCGTGGTAAAATCGTTCTGAATGTTATTTTTTAACACGCTTATCGTGTATTAAATGTGCTTTACTATACGATAGCAGGATATTTCCAATTTGTAAAGGATAAATCGCTGGATTTATCAAATTATTTTCGGAGGTGCTATCTATGTGGAACCAGGAGGACTTTATCAACCGGGTACAGAAAATGGCGATTGACAATCAGACTAATCTGAAAGCAATCACCCGTGAAATCGGCATTTCTAACAGTTCTTTCACTGACTGGAAGAAAGGCAGAGGCATACCGTCTGTCGAGAAATTTTGCAAAATAGCAGACTACTTTTCGGTCAGTCTTGACTTTCTTGCTTACGGCATTGATTCATCCATTCAGACGGACATATCCAGCCGTAAGGATGCCGCTTTCAATTCCAAATTCAACAAACTGCCTGCTGATCTCCAGAGCAAAGTACTGTCATACATGGACGGTATGCTTGCTACTCTTGAAGATTCTGAGCAGGAAAAAAGACTATCATCATAAACTTTCTTGAAGGGAGGACGAAACCGAATGTACAAGGGAAGCGATCGTTTCATCAGAGACGGCAAAGAGACTGATATCTCCGTGCAAGATTTCTGGCAGTGGGCCTACAGTGACTTCGTAAACAATGTCCAGCGTGGTGTTCTAGCAGAATACATAGTCTCAACAGCAATCGGTACCGCCAATGATCCGGCTGAAAGCCAGCGTGTCATGTGGCGACCATACGACCTGCTATCACCGGATGGCTGGCGCATCGAGATCAAATGTGCTGCATATGTCCAGTCGTGGGATAGCAAACACCCGGATCATGTCTCTTACAGTATCGCTCCAGCCCGTGTACCGGACGAAACCGGAGACTACAAGGACGATGCTCCAAAGCAGCGCAATTCTGATTGCTATGTCTTTGCTTTATGCAAGGCTATGTCTGCCGACGAGAACATACTTGATCTCGACCTATGGGAGTTCTTTGTTCTGCGAACGGCTGTGCTGGACTCAGAGAGGCCTAATCAGAAGTCAATTACTCTTCCATCGCTGCTTTCCCTTGGTCCCGTAACGTGTACGTACGTAGAATTGAGAGAGGGCATTCAATCTGCAATGAAAAGAAAGCCTTGAATACTTTTTTCCGGCTTCTTAAGGTAGTGTTTATAGGTTCGACTGCATGAAAAATCAATAATCTATGGAACAAGAACGAAAAAACAGAGTTGCGATCTATATCCGTGTCTCAACACAGATGCAGGTCGATAAAGACTCGCTGCCGATGCAGCGAAAAGACTTAATTGCATACTCACAGCTGATACTAAACACCGACAGCTATGAAATCTTTGAGGACGCAGGTTACTCCGGTAAGAACACCGACCGTCCAGAATACCAGCGCATGATGTCCCAGCTAAGAACTGGGGCATTTACGCATCTTCTGGTCTGGAAAATCGACCGTATTAGCCGTAATCTCCTTGACTTTGCCACAATGTACAACGAGCTTAAGGACCTTGGCGTGACTTTCGTTTCAAAGAGCGAGCAGTTCGATACTTCTACTGCTATGGGCGAGGCTATGCTTAAGATCATTCTGGTGTTCGCCGAGCTGGAGCGTAACATGACATCAGAGCGAGTGACCGCAACAATGATCTCCCGTGCAAATAATGGGCAATGGAACGGCGGCAGAATCCCATTCGGCTACGACTATGATCCTATCGAGCATATCTTCTCTATCAATGAACCGGAGGCTGAAATCGTACATTTCATGCACGACTGGTATGAAAAGGAACGCTCGCTTGTCCGTCTGGCCCGAGAGCTGAATGACTCCGGTTCCAGAACCAGGCTCGGCTATACTTGGACTCCTACATCTATTGATATCATTCTCCGCAGCATCTTCTACTGTGGAGACTATCTGTACAATGTTCACAAGGATGCAAGCAGGCAAAAGGTCAAGGACGAATCCGAGTGGGTCACTATAACAGACCACCATCCGGCCATCATCTCCAGAGAACAAAAGGACCGGATCGTCGCAATTCTGACAGAAAACCAGCGGTTGCGAAAAGAACGAGGTCAGTTCGACTACCGTGTCAAGCATACTCACATCTTCGGAGGCATACTATACTGTGCGAAGTGTGGCGGCATGATGTACTCCTCTCCTGTCGGCAAAAGAGATGGCTGGGAGCATTCGCTGTACCACTGCAATAATCGTCGTAAGAGCATCAATCTGTGCGATCAGCAGACAATTTCTGACACCAAGGTCGGCGAATTCATCTTCAATCTGATCCTTAATATGCTGAATGCACAGTCTGCTTTTACACCGGAGACTACCATTGAGCAGCTGCAAGAGCGTATTCTTTGCGGCGAACCATTCAAGGGCATAATCGGAATCGAGCAAGAAGACTTGGAACATCTGCATTCTCTCCTGCTTTCCGGTAGACTACACGGCAGCATCTATGGCAAAGCTGACGATATTAAATCTCCAGTTAAGCAGACTGCTGGAATAGGGAAACTTAAATCGCGCCGCAATAAGGTCGTAAGAGCCTTGGACAGGCTGAGAAATCTTTTCCTTTATGACGATAATGCCATGTCAGAAAAGGACTATATATTGCAGCGTGAGGACTTGGAAAAGGAACTTGACGAAATCGACCAACAGATAGCTGTCTATGAGCATGATCCGGGAGAAGCAGCTGACGACGAAATCTTCATACAGAAGTCATCAGAGTTCATTATAGCGAAGAATCTTCAAGGCAGGAACTACATCTATTACAAGCGGCTGGCTCAATCAGTCGAACCGCAGGTGCTTCAATCATTCGTCCGGCAGATTCTGACAAAAGTCACGCTTTCAGACGAGCAATTCTTATCGGTTACATTCAAAAACGGCATACATCTCCGATTTACGCACAAAAAAGAGCCCTCTTGAGGCTCTTTTCTTGTGCGACAAATGTCGCATTTCAGTTCAGATTATCAACATGGCATC